TGTTATAACTGGTCAGAGGATTATAAAAGGATTTGGTCACTTGATCGTGATATCCCCACATTCCTTTTATCTGCTCTGCTGATTCCCCAAGGACAACATCATAGACATTTTTGGTTGTCTGTTTCGCTTCGGCTGAAATATCCGTCAATTGAGCATTGACATCCGTAAACTGGTTGTCAATTTTCTCAAATTTGGACGCAAGTTCAGGTTTCAGCTTTTCCACCATTTCCTTGGTTTCGGAAGCACTACCAGCGGCAGCTTCCATTGCTGACTTCATGTCAACCAATAGTTTCGTGATTTCCTCCTGCCCTTCAGGGCTGGACAGGTCAACTTCACCTTTGGAATATCCACCCAGAAGATGCACGAAACACATGGAGATTAGGTGTAGAACATAGGTAAATAACTTCATTGAGTCATTCTCCACTTTGTGTATTCGGACATCACTGTGCCTCTGATTAATTTCATTTTATTTGACTGGCGATGGACTGTAAATATTCCGCAGTGCTCCGCAGGTCCACGATGATAGTGCTGTTATCGCTTTTCTTTGGCTCCGGGTCACCCTTCGGCTCAGTTGCTTCTAACAATTGGTCCAAGGCATCTCTTGCACTTGACACTAATGTTCGATTTTTGCCAGATAATACACGCCCCTCCTTGACTTCACCAACCTCTTGTATAAAGTCTTGGGTGACGGCCTTCAAATTGTTATCTGCCAAGTATTTTTCAACCTGCGCATCAGTGACTTCCGGGACCGTGACTTGGGTTTTCTTACCATAGCCCAAAAACTCAGCCTGATCATCATCCAATGCGTTCAATTCTTTCACATAATATTCAACTTGAGCATCAGCATCCACGCCCATTTCCTGCAGCTGCCCGGTGAACCGCTTATATTCAGCCAATACTGCATCTTGGTTTTTCCTCCGCTTGGCTTTGACCAAGGCCGGGATTGGGACAATTGATGTTTCAAATAATTCACCCTTCAGATGGGTCACCCCGGTCTGTTTTGGGAACATCGGCTCATCACTGCGTTCCTTGCTGGAAAATCCGATGGATACTGTCTTCAAAAATCCCTTCAGGACCTTGTGACTGATCAAGGAGGCAAAAGCATCTTCCCCGGTATCATCAAACAGGATGTTTCCGTCAATGAATTTGTCAGTCTGCTCTATTGATTCCGGTATTCCGTTGCCGATGGGTGGTGTCCATGCCATATGACCAAAGAATATCTGTGGATTGGCCTTCCAATTCCGTAAATCAAGACCGCTTGCCACCACCACTTCGCTGTGACGGTCCAATGCTGTCTCTGTGAACCTGAATCTGGGGGTGAATCTCTCATCACCCTCCTTGACTTCAAAACTTCGATTCAGTAAATGGCCAAATGTGTATTGTAAATCCATGATAAACTCCTTATGGGTTCAACCGTTCCCGCAGTTGCTCCACCCTTTTTTTACCCATGGCAGCGTGGATGATTGTCCGTGATTTCTCATCATCGGCTTTTGTCAAATTGTGAAATGGTTTGTCGGTCTTTTTACCATCTATGACCGTGTGTATTGATAAATTTTTTCGTGCCATTATGGTCCTGTTGTGTATGCTCTGAATATGTCCATCCCGGTGCCCTTGAGGTCCAACCTTCCACCCCAGTATGTACCAAGCATGTTGTCCTTGATTGAGACACCCCTAACAGTGCCCATTTTAGCAAATTCATAGACCGGAATATCACTCATGGATTCAATCCAGTCATCCATATCGGCCTTGGTCAATCCTCCGAAAAAGCTATTGGGCTCATTATGCTTGGCCATCCGTCCGAAACTCCTGTAAAACTCAACCCTGTTCCCCACATTGTCAAAACCATACTTGGCCCAAGCATATCCACCCACATCAATATTCGCTGTCAACTCAATTGAGGAATATCCAGCACGTTCATACAACTCCACCTGATTTCTGAACAGCCCCTTGAACACTCCCTTGTTGGCAAATGAATCATCAATCAGGGCCAAGTCCATATGGGCATATTTCTTCCCTCTGCTTATCCCGAAATCATACCTGAATTCAAATATAGTTTTTGCGCCATTCTTACCTTGGATAAATATTTGATTATTGGTGCATATTGCCTTGAATGTGTCCCCATCTACAGCCCCCATTAAATCATCACCAATATAGGTCCTTTTAAACTGGTTCCAAGACATATTCCGACCAAACAAATGGTTGAGGGCATCTACATTCCGCAGGGCATCTTCCTCACTGAATCCGGCATTCTCCCAACTGTCCCTTGCTTCAGCCTTGGTTTTGCCCTTCATCGGGTCCTTGTCCACCTTGACCGGGATGGTGCCACACCGTTCATTGATGTCTGATGGGTATGTTGGATCACCGTTGTAGTCTCCACCCACCGGGAAGGGATCACCCACCTTGACCTTGGTTCCATCCAGCCTTGTATGGCCATCCCTGACATCTGAATCCCTCTGGGAAATCCACATGTGCTCTTTTATCCGGGGTGACTGCTTCATTGCTTCGGTCCGGCCCAAATTCGATGCCCCAACAGCCTCAGTTCTGGCTATTCTCTCAGCCCTGTAAACTCCTGTCTGAGCAAAGTACTGTGAAACGCTGTTTGACATTGCACCAATGGACAGGTCATCTTGGATTCCCTGCTTGATCAAATTATCAATCTGAGTTTTGGTGGTCTGATTGACTATCTTGGCATACTGTTCAACCCTTCCCCCAACAGCAGCAATTGTCTCCGGGTGAATCGGTGTAAAGCTGGTCCCATATTGGGCAGCCAATTCGGCCCCGGCCGCAGCTATCGCATCAGATATAAATGGTTCACCTGCCTCCTCAAATTCCTGTACCCATTTCTGGAAATCAAAATTAACTCCGGTGTCAAACTTCTGCCACATCTTCTCAGCCCGCAGGTTGTCCAATATTTCCTTCTCTTGGCCCTTGAACAATTTCTTTATGACTGGAACAAACTCCCTGATGAACTTGCGCTCAATCTTATTCTGGCCCGCAAATGCCTTGATTTCTTCCGCTGTAAGATTGGCCTGCTTGTTAATCCTTAAAATATTGGCCAAACCGTCCTTCAGCTGGGTTTTGAGGTCTTTCACAGGCTTCAATTGATCTATGCGTTGGCCTAATTGCTTGAATTTGCCTGTTTCCTCCGGTTCGATGGGTTCTTGTACAGACTCAGTTATGGGCATAATGCTCGAAGCAATATAGTGAGCATCCATCGCTGGCTCATCAGCACGATCTAAACCCAGCACAGTTTCCCGGAACTCATTTGGGGTGGCTGCTCCGTTCCTAATGCCTGACTCCCATTGCTTGATAGTCTTTTCTGTATCAGGCTTCAGGGCTGAGACCTCTGAGGTGTCAAATTCCATGCGTGCATTTTGGTTATTCGTGATGAGTGGCATTAACCGGGCATTGAATATATTGGTTAGCTTCTGCAATTTGGGCCTCATCATCTCCCAAAATAGCCGGAGTTGGACGTCAGCATTGGCCAGCTTCGATGCCTCATCAAACTGCATAATGTAAATGGGAGGCACCCTGTATATTTCCATTATTGTCTTTTTAGTCCACTTTCTCAGGCTCATGAACTCCATATCTTGGGGTGACATCCCCATCTGCTGCCACTTTACACCGTGACTCAAGAACATAATTTTGTTTAAGTTAGCTGTACCCTCATGCTGCTCCTTTACATAGTCCACTGTCCTCTGCCACGTGGGGTCATCCATTTCCGCTTCCGTAGTTAGGACCCCGGATGGCCTTGCCCCCTGTTTGAATTGGCTCTTTGAGGAATCAACAGCATCCCTCTCAAGGATTATGTCATTGGTAGCTGCTGCTATTGGGCTCAATCCCCTGATATGGTCCTTGGGGTTGAAATACTTGAAGAAAAACACATTTTCTTTTGGGATAACAAGGTCCTTGCCACCCTTCATAAATACATAGTGACTGACTACAAATTTGTTGTGCGGTATAACCTTCAATACATCTGAATTCAATGGGAACATATTGCTGATTTTCCCGGCCTTATAATCCATCAACCAAAAACACTCCCCGGTCAACTCCAGATTGCCAATAGAATTTTCCCAGAACTCAAAGTGGGTCTGATAATCATTGTATGTCCTGAATATATCAAAATCAGGACTCTCAGTGATGTCCACTTTCTCCTCACCCTTCATTTCATAGACCCTTACTGGCAGCTGGGCTATTTGCTGGGCAATGGTTCCTACACAACTGTAAATCGTGGCAACCGTCTGGTACAGATTTTGGTACTCTTTGGTGTTCCGGTTCGGGTAAACTCCAACCATCTGTGCGAACCTACTGAACATGAGGTTCTCATATGATATTCCGCTGGATAAACTGCCCCCGGCTGTTGGAATAATGCCTTGGGCTTTATCTATGGCTGTGAATAAACTAAGAAGCCCCACTCAACACCATATAGACCAATGCCATTGGTGTCGATAGGGCTGCTGATAACATTAACAATACCATGAACCAAAGTCCATGCCAGTAAAATAGCCTGACTCCAACGGGCTGAGTTTTAATCTCTGCAGGTTTGTGTAGCAAGTAATATCCTGTTGTTATGATGCCAAAGGCCAAATAAGTTAGTAATAATATAATGGTCAGGATGGATATCAACATAGTAATTTCCTTTCACTCGGTGTTTTATCCTCTGTAATTATTTTTTTGCACCCACTTTTGTTTGTGGTTTTGTTGACCGCTGCACCCGTAGATGCTGGGAGGGACTTATGTATATTGAGCACAGCGGTCTTATTAAAATGATGCCATTCGCATGGCTGCATAGTTGTGGATTCCCCAGATTGACATAACAAAATCATCAGCTTCATCCGGTGATTTGCCCCGGTTGCGTTCCTTGTATTTCTCCTTGGGCTCAATGTACCACACCATCAGCTCTTTGTTCTTTGCTCCCCATTCTTTTCTGCGATCTGTTAGCTGGTGGACAGCTTTGGGGCTTAAATCAGCCGCAATGGGCACCCAATTAGGAACTTCCCCTGAAAGTTGTAGCCTTGCTCTGTACCAAGCCTCAGATATTTTGTTTAACAGATCAACCTCTTTGCGCTCAGCAATCTTTTTGGCCTTTTCCCCGGCCTTAAATCCTTGTATTGTAATCTTTTTCCCGTGCATCCACTTGCCCATGATCGATGGCACGTGAGAACCTTCCCCAACAGCATCCACCACCAACTGGACAGGCACTTTCTCCAGCCCTGCCTCTGCTAACTCCCTGAAAGTGTCATCCAACATATCCTTTACATAGGTCATGCTGTCCCAATGCTTGGCATTCCAATTTTTTCTGACCTTCGTGTACACCCCTCCCTCTGTACCAAGCAATAATCGGCCTAAAGAGTTTTGGTCACTGCCCCTCTCAGCAACATCCCAGCTGTAAATGATCCTTTGTAGCTCCCCAATCTCAATATCATCTTTATAATAACCAACCGCCTGTTCCACTGCCCAGTAAGGGATAGCAGCTTCATCATCCTGGTCAGGATATTCACCATATACACGGGCTTTAACTATCGCACTGTTACGCCCGTATGTTTCCTCCATATCTTTGGCACCTTGCTTGGATATTAACTTGGTGTACCATTCTGGGTGAGCTACATATTCAGGGCTATTAAATAAATCATCTGCTCCAATGGTGATCAAATTTACCCCAGGATCAGCTTCCATGCGGTGGACTTCCCCTGTCCTGGTTGTTGGGTTATAAATTGCTAAAAGCCTTGCTCCCTCAGTCAGCATCATACTGTCTATGGCTTCCCATATCGGGATTGGTGTTAAAATAGCTTCATCCACAATAATCAGTATGTGTTCTGCGTGATATCCTTGAAAGGCTGTGGCTTCTGAGCCCTCAACCTTTGGACTTATCCCGATCATATACCATTCTGGCTGGCCTTCGGAGTCAGGTTCAAATTTCATCTTGTCTATTGGAGCATTATCAAACCGATCTTTCACAACCTTGTATTCCTCACGGATTCTTGACCACAGGGTAAACTTCAATGACTCATATGTCTTGGCTGTCGTGATTACCTTCGCATCGAATCGGTGCATATCAAGCCACCCCAGGGCTATCAAGGCTGCCACGTGGGTTTTCCCTACTACATTACAACTCCTCACCAAAGTTCTTTTGTTTTCAAATACTGATCTGATTATTTCCTTCTGTTTACTCCATGGATGTCCAAATAGCTCCAAGTATTCGGCTGGATCGTCCAATAATCCCTTGCTGGCTGTGTACTGATCCAGGCCTTTTGCTACTTGGTGGAATAAGGATGATAAACCGCTCATCGGCTTTTGTTCAATTTACCCCTACAATACTTACATGTCACATTGGAGTAGTTTTTGGTCAGGTGCATCCGCTTGGATATTGTCTTGCCGCACAAAGTCCTTTTATCACTCAACATCTTAACCATATGGACTATTCTTTTCCAACTCAAATTAGGTGCTCGTGCTGGTGTCACCAATGATACCTGTCTGATACTGTGTCCATATATCCCTCATCATATGGAGGATTGATCCAACCAATTATTAAGGCTATTGGCCAGAACATTATAATAAACACCGCTATGGCCACTAATGTTACTGCTCCGAATGGGCTGTCTGTAAACTTCACTCAACCTCCTTGTGCGGTAACAGATTAACATTTGGAAGCCAGGCAGACACAGTCAATACCTTCTTCAACAACACCCCGTTCTCATCTACTACCGGAATTGGTTTGAATTCCCCGGCTATTTGCTGTTCCACTACATATCTGGCTTTGGTGTTGATGGAAACTTGTCTGAACCTGATTCTATTTTCTCCCTGCATTGTCCTCTCCCTTCAGTTGATATCCAACTTCTTTACCAATATTATGTGTGTCAAGTTTACCTTCTCTGAGTAGTGATTTCAAAGCTAATTCCAACAATGCCTCCTTTCCACCTCTGTTTTTATAGATGATCTGAGTGGATTCGTGACACAAAGGAAAGCTCTTGTTCAATATACCCAACAATATGAGCTTGCTGTACTCTAATTTAGAAGGGATTGTCACTCTGCTCTCCTCTGATTTGGGCTATGATTTGAGACTTCATTGAGGCAACATCTGCTGGGTCACCAATTCTGTGTACGTGCATCGGATCACCTGTATCAATACAGCCCTGAATAGCAGCATCAATTTCATCATGCTGATAATCTATGGCAATGTACAACTTCTGACAGGCCTCAAAATACTCCTGCCGTGTCCACTCCCCTTTTCTGATCTTGCGCATACCGATCTTCATCAATGCTATGATTGCACGAATCTCTTTGTTCCCCGGCTCTGTGGCTATTGAATCAATGACTTCATTTGTGTCAAAACGGGAGGTCATCATCACCCTCCGGTGTAACTTCTGTATTAATTGTGTTTAACAACAAATCTTGACCTTCTATATGTACACCAGGGTCAACTTTCTCAAGCACAGACACAGTTAGGTACACGTCATATAGAGCATCGTGAGCTTCCTTCTCATCAATCTCAATACCAAGGTGCTTGGCTACGGTTATCAGCTGAAAGTTCTCAAGCTCAGCACGCTGATCCCGGAGGTGAACCATTGCTTGCCTCATTACACATATGTTTGGAAACCAAAACCAGCTCCCATAATACTTATCACCATTCTTCTTGAACCAAGCCCGGATAAAAGCATCATCAAACGGTGAGTTATAAGCATACATGGTAAGTTTATCCAGCTTATTGAATTTATCAACATATCCACTCAATAGCTTGGTGAATTCCCTGTATCCCTCCTGTGGTGCTTGTTGCTTATGGATAACTTCCTCACTGAAATGCCCGGCCTCATTCCAACCCTCAATAAATTTGTCATTAGGGAACACATCCATTTTGATATCAAAGACCTCCTTGACCTTGCGATCTACCAATATTGCTCCTGACAACTGGTGAACACCGCAGGCATTGGGCATCAATCCCGTTGTTTCACAATCCAATATAATCTCTTTCATTTTGGTTTCCTTCTGCTTTTAAATTAACATTCAGTTTCCCTGCAGCTCAATTAATTGATGAGTTTCCCTGCAGACTGTTAAAAATTCCTTTCAATATTATCAACCACTTAGTTAAAAGTGCCCAGCCTATGAAACACTGAAACAATTGATCAGTTTCCCTGTTGGCTGTTAATTGTGTGGTAATTTAACAATGAGTTTCCCTCTTGATCAATAAATTTATGTAACAAAGACCTCCTGAGCATTGGGGCTTTGGGTTCTGAAACTTGTCCTCAGTGGGATTTCCGCCCCGGAAATTATTTTGCTGTGGGGCAGGTCTGCAGGATTGCGCTTGTTTCAAGCTGACACCATCAAACCACTGAAGTTCCCTGTTGAAGTTCCACCACTGATTCTATCTGATCCCACCATTCACACCCCATCCTCCCCCTCTTCATCAGCTTCAAAACTGGGGAGGGGTTCATTGTTGGTAGTGGCTGCGGCCATTATCATATTCATTTGGTCTATCAGGCCCTCCATACCGTGTTGGAGTCCGGTCTCAATCATGCTTCTGCACCAAGAATCGCTGTTGCCCTGAGCAATCTCCATATCAGCACCTTCATCATCCTCATACACGCATTCAGTCAGTTCCCTTAAATCCTTGAAGCTACAATTACAACTCATTTCTCTATCCTTTCAATTGTCTGCTGGTCTTGGCACCAGCAGTTACCTTTGCCACCAAATATCGAATTATAACTGGCGCCCCGGCTAAAAATAACAGGCCATGGGGCTCACCGCAAACCAGTGAGTTCAAACGTTAGGCATCTCCAGCGGCAACACTTCCTGCCGCATTCGACGCGCTGCTATTTCGCAATACCGTTCCTCGCGTTCGATGAGGACGCATTGCCGGTTTAGGTCTTTGGCTGCCCTGCCCGTGGTGCCGGAACCTGCGAACGGGTCGAGGATGGTCTGCACGTCCCCGGCAAGACTGATGCACCATACCATCAGGGCAAGCGGCTTCTGTGTTGGATGCTGCGCACGTTGGCCGCGCTCGCTGTCCTTGAACGCCCCGCACCACTGATGCGTGAAAATCCGCATGGTCCCCACAACGTCAGACCATGCCATCTCTCCGTCGGCGTGGCTGTTGTTTCCGGTCAACTTGTTCCACACCAGCGGACCCTTGCACGCCCCCAACAGGTCAGCCATGTAGTTGCCGCCCCAGATAATGTGCTTTTCGCAGACTTCCCACACAAGGTGTAGCGTGGTCGCGTCCGGCCTTTGGTCCCACTCGGTTGCCGTCTTGTCTTCGCAGTAGATCGTCTTCGCCCCAAACATCATTCCCGATGCCCCGGCGTTCTTGAAGATGCCATACGGCGGGTCTGTCAACAGCAAGTCGAACCGGCCCAGCGTCGGCACAATCTCCCGGCAGTCGCCGTGGTAAATCGTCACATAGTCATCCTGGTAGTACGGTTTCATAAGCATTGCCTAACCAGCGTTCTCTGTTTAGCAATCTCGTATAGGTTGCAACACCGCATACACACATGGGTGACGGTCCTGCAATTTCGCCGGG